GCTTCAGGCTGACTGTAAGCGGGGCCAGCTTCCGGGTAACAGCCGTATAAACAGCCGTTTCGTTCAGGTTTTTTACATCATCATCAAGTTTAAGAACTTTCTTAGCCTTCGCGCCCTTCTTATCCTTCCCCAATTTAGCCATCAGGTCATTAAAGTTCGTTCCCGGCATATTACCCGGTTCCGGTAATGGTGCAGGCGTTGGAATAAGTTTATCCATCGTTGATACATCATCCGTCTTTTGCTGGGACGCGGCCCAACTATCACGCCCGGCCTGTTTGCCTTTCTCCCACGCCTGCGAATAATTGCCGTTTTGGGCCGTATCGTACAAAATTGACACAGGATTAGCACCCAACACGCCTTCACCAATATTTTTAAAACCATCCTTAGCCGCGGCGGCCGCTTCTTTAAAATTGCCTTTTACAAGGTTTACAATAGCCGAACAAACCCCACCAATACCGGAAAGCACCTGCTTAAATGGCTTTACAACGCTATCCAATAAAGTAGCCCCAAATTCTTTTATCACACCCCACACGCCAAGTATAGCAACGCGGAAGCCCTCAAACTTTTGCCAACAATATGTTACAGCCGCAATAACCGCGCCTATCGCCAAAGCAACCCAACCCAAAGGAGAAGCATAGAACGCCGCATTTAACGCCCATTGCGCTGTCGTCAGCCCCCATGTTGCAGCGGTTTGCGCAATATCCATTACTTTTTTTATACCGCCGACAACGACAGCTTTTTGAGTAATGGCGTAATTTGCTCCCATCGCAATAGTATAAAAACCTAAAGCAGCCGTTAAGCCAACAACAAGCGGGTTCCCTTCCTGAAGTAATGAATACCAAGAAGAAAAAAAGCCAACCACAATATTAAGAGTAGAAGAAACGCCGGTCAACACCACATCGGCAACACTCAACCCGGCACTAATAACCGGTAGGATTATTTCGCCAACAGTTACACCGATATTCTTGAATTTGTTCCAAACCTCTGTTAATCGTTGTACGCTGTTTTGTGAGTATTCCAAAGCCTTGTCGGTTTCTCCGGAAGAATTAACAACATCTTTCATAGATGCGTTATACTTTGTAATATCAGACGTCAAAATAGCGAATGCGTTTTTTGCTTCTTTATCTACCATTCCCAATTTTTCAAGGAAGGAAGATTTTTGTTCATCATTTAACCCAGCCATAACACCTTGCAAATCGGAGAAAATATCCACAAGGCTTCTAATTTTTCCGGTTTCATCAAATACTTTTACACCGGATTTTGCCAGTTTATCGCGTACCTCGCCGCGCCCCAAAATAGAAAACGCATTTTCCATCAGGACGGCAGCACGTTCCGCGCTTTGGCCTTTTCCCGTCATATAGGCAAAGGTTCCGGCAACTTCTTTGTAGGCTACTCCTAAATTCGACGCGCCCGCAATCAGGTTCGGCATATACCGGGCAAAATCGGAAAACTCACCGGCTCCCACACGCTTAGCCGCAAAGAATGTATCTAAGACTTCCGCGGCCGTCGTATTTTCTTTGCCAACAATAGACAGGGTTTGGGCCAGTGCGGCGGAAACAGTGTCTAATTGAGTAAACCCGGCCTTACTACCTTTTAACGAAGCATCCAAAATGGAAAGTGACAAATCAACATCGTTAAGCTGTGAGTTTATTTGCTCAAACCCGACAGGTGCTAAAACAACATCTGTTTTATTATCGTCTGCAATCGTTTTAAGTTTCTTTTTCAGGTTAGATAATCCGGCTTCATCCAGTTGTGCGGTAATATTCACTTTCGCCATACCTTCGTCGAAATTCATTCCGGCTTTACCTGCAAACCCGATAGCCGCCATTCCGGTAACCAGCGGGTTTTTAAGAAGGCCAGCACCCGGTATGGCGTCGAAAGCGTCGGAAGCCCATTTCTTAAATTTGCCCCCACCGCTGGCCGTTTCCAGCGCATCAATCTCCTTTGTCAACCGGGAAATCTCTTTGTTATACTCACGTATGGCGGGCAAATTATCCGCCGGTATCCATTCCCTTTCCGCTTGAAGCGCATCGACTTTCATTTTAAGCGAACCTACGGTTTTACCCGTATCTTTGCATACAGCATCGACAGAAGCAACCTTTTCCCGTACACCGGAAAGGGCTGTTACCGTTTTATCGGAAGTGGCTGTAATACCACCCAATTTTGCGGAAATCTTATCCTGTAAGCTGAATATGTATTCTATTTTGTTCGCCATAAACTAACCATTAAATCTTGTTTAACCCATTCGGCCATCGCTATTTGATGCGCCCATTCTTCATCCGCGAGTTCTTCGGGGTTCATGTGCAAATAAGCCCGGATAAGGGTATCGGCTAAAAACATCCATCCGGGCTTATCTGCTACGTTTGTTCGGCTTATAATTTTTTTAACTCGGCTTCCTTTATTTCAATAAGGTCGGCCAGCTTTGAAGAAACGCCCAGGAATAATTCGTCGTTGGTTTTTATTTCTTCATCACCACCAAGCCAGCAGTTATTCAAAAGCACCTCATTATACTTCATCGGGTCGGTTTTCCCAAGTACAGCGGCCGCACTCAACGCCTTGCGGTCGGGCTTTTTCAGATAGGCCATTTTGCCGTCAACGGTTACACTATACACCGAGCCATGTTTCTTTTTCCATGCCTCAATCTGTTTTTCTGTAATTACTTTTTCTTCGTTCATTGTTCTTTTTTTATTATACAACATTCGGTTCTACATCACAGGCAATAAACGGGAGCGCAATTTCTTGAAACAAATCACCTTCTTTCATCCCGTATGGGGCTTCCGTAATAGATAGATTTACTATCTTATCGGTCTGTACAACACCGCTTTCAGGAACATAGGACACAATAGCATCAAATTCCAAGTCGGTAACATCGTCATACCCTTTCGCCTTTGCGGCTGTCTGCATGGCTATCAATTCGGATTGAAGAACGGTAATAGTACCTTCATACTCCTTTTTACCAAGCTGAATACCACGAGCCTTTTTACCTGTGGCGAAAAGGGCTTCTTTCTGTCGCTTCATTTTATATTCAATACCGCGAAGCCCGGTAACAGGTTTACCAAGCATAACAAGCGTTACATCAATCCAAGCGTATTCTTTTGAATTAAAATTATCCATTATTCACTTGTATTATAGGGGTTATTAAATGCTAAATCCACATTTATTTCTTTCAGCAGAGCAGTAGGTACAATTTTTGCCTGAACGTTCAGCCTGCCGGAAGTAATCAAATCCTGTTTAGGGTCAATATAGGCGGTAAATCCTGAAATTTCACCTACCATATTGGTGTTAATCGCACGCGTAAGCAACTGTTCGTAATACTTACACATCGGGCTTGGAACCTGCCCGGTTTCGGGGTCTACTTCGATACTGTCCAAAATTTCATCAATGTACGTTTTGTAACAGATAACGAGGGCTTTTTGAATAACGCGGATAAGGCAAAGGCGGTGGTAGTCGTCCGTCGTTGCGATTGCCGTTGCATCATCATTCAGGTAATAACCGTTTTTCCCGATATAGGTACGATAAAAGATATAGCCGGCATCATGCAGAATATTCCAAAGGCTATAATCTTCCTGTGGCGTTTTTCCGTCCGTCAAATAGCCCGTTGCGGCAATACTGCCATCTTTAACACGTCCAATGGAGATATTAACCGCGCAGGTGGCTGCACGTCCGAGGACTTGACCGATTGCGGCCGAATACAATTTACTTTCGCCATACTTACCATCCGAAGCCAGCACAACAGACGCACAATTATAACTACCTTCCCGCGGTTGATACAATCCTTCTGTTTCACCGCTCCAACCAATCGCCGGAAGAAGGATAACAAAGGGGGCAATTTTACCCATGTACGACTTTGCAACCGCCTGCGCTTCATTGACGGCGGTAATAACATCTTTGTCAATGCAATTTTCAACCGTAGGCGTATAAGAAGCCGGAGCGTTACGATTAACACCTACAAGGCGAATACGTCCAGCCGCGGAGTCAATCAGCTTTTGAAGGGGCGAACCGGGTTCAGAGGAACAAATTTGCGTTAGCGTACTTGCTTCACTTACTACAAGCAAATGCAATTCCGCACCATCGCCAGCCGCTTTATAAAAGGCTGCCACATCTTTATAGACCAAAGGGTTGTTTTCTTTGGTAATGCCGTATTTCGACAGGTCATTGCTGGAAGAAAGAACGTACACTTTGTTAAGAGTAAGTTTTTCTTCTACGGCCTGACCGGTCAAAATAAGCCCGGAAATACCATCGTCAGAAAGGGTTACCGTACCAATATTACCGTTACCCAAAACTATGTTTACATTTGGTAAACTCATACTTTCAAAAATTAATAAGTTTTTAACTCACCTTTTCCCACCGTTTTTTGGTGAGAAACGGCTTTATCGTATTCGTGCGACAGGAATACCAAGTTATCACCGGTCACATGAAATTTTAAACACTCCGGGTACGCTACCCGGTATTGGGCCAAAAAGGCGGGTTCCTGTTCTGTTGTGGGAGCCGGTGTTACTTCCGGCTGTCCCTGTTTTTCTTTTGCCATTCTAACTGCGTTTTAATAGTTTTAAAATAGCCTTCCAAAGCAAAGGCAGATACTTAATCAAAAGGATAACCGCAAACAATCTGCCTATGTATATCCAAGTATGTTGCCACCATGTAAGATGGTTGACAGGTTCGCCCGGAACTTCTACCGGTACATAGATTATAGAGTCTTTAGCCGGTATATATATCGTATCATGTTTGGCCTCTGCTTTGTAATCCAGCTTGCCGTTGTCAAATGATAGACTACTTTCAACCCCCGCGCTTTTAAGTTCATCATAAGCCTTTATTATGACCCTATTATTACTGTCGCATTCAAACAATGCCGTCAACAAAGCGGAATCAGGCGATAGATAGACCGGAACCAAGCGTTCCGTTACAAGGTTACCCGGTAGGTTCGCGGGCACGCCCTTCGCATTTTTCTGCGCGCCACAACTCATCACGAACAGGGCAAGCAGTATCAGCATGAGGGCAGGTATTAACTTTTTCAACCGCCCGGCGTAGCCGTTCCAATTCTTTTCGTATTGCATTTATTTCTTTTTTTAGTGGCTCAACAACCTGTTCCATCAGGATGGCCATTGCCTTTTTTACGTTATCCAATTCGTCGCCGCGGGTGTCCGCCTTTGAGGCTTCCACTTGCGCCCGAAGTCCGTCAACTTCTGCGTCATACTTCTTGCGTAGTAGTTTAGCCGTAAGCCACGCGCTTAACGGTGCGGAAATGATTGCGGCCACTAAGGAAATTATTTCAGACAATTCCATCCTGACGTCATAGGTTTTACTTATTCAATAATTCCCAACCGGCACACACATCAGCCAGTACGGCCGGAATACCGTTTTCTACCTGACTGATAGCCGCAGCAAAATTGCACATAGTCGCTTTGTCGTCCACATCCGGCACATAGGTCGTAGCAACTTGCATTTCGCGGCAAACTCTTTGTATATACGCAGCTGTGTTGTTCTCTGTTCTCGGAGCCCACCGGCTAATAAAGTCCGCAATCGTTTTACAATTATGCTTTTTACGGTAGTTTTGAAGTAACTTAATCAGGGCACGATAGCCATGCGCTATATCTTCAAATTCTTCAAAAGCATCATCTTTCTTTTCCGACTTTTTTACCTCACCCAGCCAATCGGTAGCATCCGAATTTCGGATGTTACCGGGGTTGTTATTCCTTATTCCGCGTGGTGTTATCATGCCTTAGTAGCTACATAATCCGACATAATAGCCGCCATCGCGTCTTTTCTCTTTGGCAACACAATGAAATAATGACGGAAGTTTACAAGGCTGCGTTGGTTAAGCGGGTCAGTTTTTGCCTCACTGTAATACATCGTAGTAGAACCGGAAGCCTTAAAAGCACGCTTTGTATAGAAAGCGACAGAAGCCTGAAATTCATTAGCACCGGCAGCGGTTCCAAACTTAACCTTTGTTCCGTCGGCCTTATATACAGGGTTTGCACAATATTCAAAGACTTCAAAACTATACAGATTGGATATTTTACCGGTCGTATAATTATAATATTGGTCTTTAAACTTTTGGTCTGTCAACAATAAATCGTTCACATGGTCGGAACACAATACCAAGCGGCGGCCCTGCAATGGTATTTGCGCTTTATCAAAGGCATCTTTCAGTGCAATAATATCCGCAACCCGTAGTCTACGCCTTCCCGTTTCCCCACCGTCTACTATTTCGCCGGTTGTTTTCAACACAGGTGTTTTTGCCGTTGTCTTATCCGGCGCAAGGGCGTGAATTGCTTTTGCATATTTAGAAACTTTGATAGCATCAGCATGGCGGTCCTTCAAACTTGACATTTTGTCGTAAGAGGAAGCGTACAGTTCATCGTCTGTTACCGGGGTCGCTTTAGTCTGAAATTTATCCAAACTGAATACCGCATCAACATCTGAAATTTCCTGAACGGAGATAGGATAAGTTGTATTATTGATTAATACATCAGGGTCGCCGCCTACATCTACCATGTGAATAACATCATTTTCGGCGTATTGACTATAATCCGGAATACCATCCAAGAAAGTAGCAACATCACCCGCACGAAGGGTTTTAATCAATTCACCTGTCCAAATTTCTGTAAGCACACCGGCACAAGCAGCCCCTTTGGGCATAAAATTTCCCGCCAAAGCGGACACGCCTACGGCTGTGGCCGCACCGGCAGAAGCGGGAACACCAACTGCAACGGCAAGAATAAGCCCCATAGTTGCACAAACCAACACGCGGGAAAATAATTTCAATCCTGTTTTCATTTAATACCTGTTTTTTTTGATTAGTAATTCGGGCAATCCACACCATATTCAGCCTTGTACAGCTTCATATAAGTAGGTTTGTCGTTGTTTCTTATTTCTTCGATTTTATCCGCCGGAACATCAGACAATTTTTTATAATCCAATGTCATAGAACCGGAACCGCCTGCCGGCTGATTAATCAAGTTCATTGGCTTTTGTATCGGAGTCATAGACTCAAAAGTCAATTTCAAACTTTCAATACCGACCTTTTTACCCAATTCGATAAAATGAGCTTCTTTTTCCGGCACGATCAGGCGTTTGGCCGTAGCTTCTTTCACCGTTTGCGTAATGGCGGATAACTGCAATTGCTCTTTCTCCTGTTGTAACTGTTGGTTGGCCGTTTTGTAGCCAAGTAACAGGTCAATAGAAGAAAGAATTTCATTTTCTCCTGCTGTTTCCAGCAACCCTAATTTCAGGGCGATAGCTTTGTAATCCATCTTTTCTTTGTCTTTTTGATTGTTGTTATTAATGAGTAGCGGCAAGCCTTCCGAATCTTCACCGGCCGCCAGTTTTAATTCTTGACCTTTAAAAGTTAGTACCAGCGGCAAAGCGTTATCATTTCCGCCTATATCAACCATACTAACTTCAATCAACTTACTTCGCCAAGCAACAGCCCGATATTGGCCCGGCTTTATCAATTCAGGCGCATCATTTGTTTCTGTTACTTCCAAGTTTGCAGAAGCCATTTTAAGCGTACCCTTTTCCCATTGCTGTTTTGCAAGTTTACTTTCTTCGCGTACTTCATCGAAATAGGGTTCGCCGGTTATTTTAACGCCTTCCTTTTTTATATCTTTAATGCAGCCTATTATCACCCCGCGCCAGTGCATCCAAAGAAGCACCGGGTTTTTCTCATACTGCGTAATATCTACACCTTCGGTTCTAACCCATGTGCCGTAACAGTTTACTGTTTCGTCACTTATTACTATTCGCTTTGCCATTTACTACATGTTACATTGTTTTAGTTACCGCACTTTTGCGTTTTGTACGTTGCAAACATAATCCGTAAAAATAGCCTTCACAAAAAAGTGTGCAACCGTTACGCGCTTCTATGAAAGGGCTTTAGAATAGTTGGAAAGCGTTGCATCCTAAATTGCCCTAACCGGCTTTCCTTTACAATTTTGTGGAAAAGTAAAGCGATAATTATGTCAAAAAAGGAAATTGAAAAGAGCAAAGAACTTGCGCGCCTGTACTACCTGAATGGCGACACACAAAAACTTGTGGCCGAAAAGGTCGGGGTTAGCCGCGTTACGATAAATAAATGGGTTTCCGACGGTGGTTGGGACACTATGCGTATGGCTAAAAGTATCACCCGGAAAGAACTTGTAACCAAAATGATGCAAAAGGCAAACGACAAACTGGAAGAAGGCAATATGTCTTTTGATGAAATGGCAAAACTATCCGCTTCTATAAAAGAACTGGATAAACAGACAAATGCCGTTACCATTTTGGAAGTGCTAACCGCATACAATGAATGGCTGGTTGTCCGTATGCAGGTCGATAAGGAATTAACGACGGATTTAGTCAAGACTATGAACCGTTATCAAGATATGTTTTTAAGCGAACAGATAGGAAACAACAAATCGTTATTCAATGGCAACTAACACCTTAAAACAGGCACAGGAAAGGTGGAAACAGTTGTCGGAAACGATACAAAACATGTCTACCATCAATGCCGCCGAAACAAAAGCAACCCAAATTGCACGTATTGAGCGCGCCCGGAAAGATTATGCCTATTTTGTCGAATACTATTATCCTCATTACTGTACGGACAGGGAAACGGGAAAAGTTACACCATCTGCCAAATTCCACATAGAAGCCGCAAAGAAGATATTAAAAACACGCGATTTAAAAGCTGTATTCAAGTGGGCGCGCGGGCATGCTAAATCTACACACATGGACGTAATGATACCTATGTGGCTAATGTGTCAAAAGCAACGGCAGATACACGTAATGGTATTAGTTGGAAAGTCCGAAGATAACGCAAAAACTCTACTCGGGGATATACAGGCGGAGTTACAATACAACAAGCGGTATATTCACGACTTCGGGCCACAATACAATGCCGGGAATTGGCAAGACGGCGAATTTGTAACCCGCAACGGGGTTGCTTTCTTCGCCCGCGGTCGCGGACAAAGCCCCCGCGGGCTTCGCTACCGGAACCGTCGCCCGGATTACATCGTTATTGACGACCTCGACGACGACGAACTATGCGAAAATGATACCCGCGTTAGAAAGATTACCGAATGGGTAAAAGAAGCCTTATTTGGGGCTTTTGGGGCGGAAGGCGGCCGTTTTATAATGGTGGGTAACCTTATCAGTAAATGCAGTGTGCTGGCTAATATCGCGGCGTCAAAAGGCGTATTTGTTAGTCAGGTGAATGTACTGGATAAAAACGGCAAGCCTTCGTGGCCGGAATACTGGACAATAGAGCGCATTAAGGCCAAACGCGAGTTCATGGGGTACAGGGCATTTGAAAAAGAATACATGAATAACCCCATAAAGGAAGGTTCAGTATTTCGTAAAGACTGGATTAAGTTTAAAAAGATGCTTCCACTTGACCGGTACGACAAAATTGTAGCTTATTGCGACCCGTCTTTTAAAGGTTCAACGCAAAACGACTACAAGGCGATAAAAGTATGGGGTAAGATTGGTACAGAATTGCATCACATCAAAGCATTTGTTCGCCAGTGTAGCGTATCGGAAATGGTACGCTGGTTCTACGACCTGCACGAAAGTTTGCCCGAAGGGGTTATTTGCGAATACTACATTGAAGCCAATTTCCTTCAGGATATACTTTTAGATGAGTTTGCAACAGAAGGAAGGCTTCGCGGCTACCAATTACCCATACAGGCAGATAAGCGCAAAAAGCCGGATAAATTCGGTCGTATCGAAGCTGTTTCGCCGCTTTGGGAACGTGGCTTTGTCTTTTATAACGAAGCTATGCAAAACGACCCCGATATGTTGGCCGGGATAGAACAAACCCTTTCAATCGAAAAAGGAAGTCGTACACACGACGATGCGCCGGACGCCGACGAAGGGGCTATTTATATCCTACAAAAATATACAAGAGTACAAGAGTATCAACCCAGCTTCGGCATGCGTCGAAGCCCTAAAAATTCATGGTAATATGATTAAGTTATTTAAACAAATTGTTCTGAATTACAGAGTAAAAAGAGCCGTTAAAATGGCGAAAGAATTATCGGAAGTTAGCAAACGCAAATACATCGTTTTAATGGTGGCCGGTATTCCGAAAGTCTATTCCAAGCAGGAATTAAAAAGCCTGATTGCAAGGCGGGTGTTTAAAAAAGGCACTACTATTCAAGACTTAGAAAAACGTGCAATTCTTATAACTGCATAGCCTATGTTTTTAACAGAGAACGACTATATCGTAACATCGGCCGACGCTTTAACAATCTTCCAGCAAAGCACGCCGGAAAAGCGTGAACAGGCCGAAAAAATGGCTATCGAAGAAATTGCCGGTTATCTGCGTAGCCGGTACGATACCAACAAAGTATTTTCCGCGGTAGGCAAAGAACGGAACGACATAATCGTTATGTACGCCTGTGATATAACGTTGTATCATCTTATTTCATGGCTACCAAATAAAATGGGCCGCGAAATAAGAAAGGAGCGTTACGACCGCGCGATAAAGTGGCTGGAAGAAGTACAGACCGGAAAGGTCACACCGGACTTGCCAACCTTCACCGGTGAGGACGGCGAAGAAGATATTTATAACCCTGTAAAATGGGGGTCAGGAAAAAGTAACACTTACATTTGGTAACAATGGGTAGTAAAAAACGCAATATAAGCAGTAACCTGTCTATTGGCGGGTACAATCTTGCAAGGGAAAGCGACCGGAAACGGCTTAATTCCATGCTGGTAGAACTGAAGCTACAAGCCGATGCCTTGACACAAAAAGACCTGAAAAACTGGCGTCAGGCATGGCAAATGGCATTGAATATCGAAAACCCGCGACGCGGCCCGCTGTATGATATTTATACAGATATAGAAGCCGATCTTCACTTAACCGGTTGCGTCGGTCAACGGAAAGGCTTCACGCTGAAAAAAAGTTTCAAGCTGGTAGATGCGAAGGGAAAGGAAAAGGAAGAAGCTACGGCCCTGTTTGAAACAGGTTGGTTCAAAGATTTAATCGGCTATATCTTAGATAGTCGCTATTGGGGGCATTCGCTTATACAGTTGGGAGATGTTATATCTGTCGACGGAAAAATGCGCTACAAAGACATTGAATTAGTTCCGCGTAAACATGTTATTCCTGAATACGGGGCTATCATCCGCGAACAGGGCGACGAATGGAAAAACGGTTTTGATTACCGGGAAGGCCCTTTATCCGATTGGGTTATTGAAGCCGGAAAACCGAAAGACCTCGGATTATACCTGAAGGCAGCGCATCAGGCAATTCCCAAAAAGAACATGCTGGCCTATTGGGATCAGTTCGGGGAAATTTTCGGCATGCCGATTAGAATTGCCAAATCAACAGCACGCGACCCCAAAGACCGGTCGCGAATTGAAAATATGCTGGCTTCTATGGGGGCCGCTGCATGGGGGTTGTTTCCTGAAGGAACCGAAATAGACATAAAGGAAACAACCCGCGGCGATGCGTTTAATGTGTACGATAAACGCGTCGAACGAGCCAACAGCGAAATAAGTAAAGGATTGCTAAATCAGACAATGACAATCGACAATGGTAGTAGTTTATCGCAGTCAGAAGTACACCTTGAAGTATTTGAAAATGTTGTCGAAAGCGACGCGGATTTAGTCAAGGATATAGTAAACGACCAGCTTATACCGCGTATGATTAAGCATGGGTTCCCGATAAAAGGGTTACGTTTTATATATGACGAAAGTATAGACTACACACCGGAACAACAGGTTTCATTTGAAACAATGATTGCAGACCGGTTTGAAGTCGACCCCAAATATTTTATAGATAAGTATAATATTCCTATCATTGGCAAAAAGCAGGTTCCGACACAGCCACTTTTAAGACCTTTTTTCGACTAAGCCCCACCGATTACGTGGGGCTGCATGGTAGGGCGGCAAAAGTGTACAAAGGTGGCGACCTTGTTTTATCCGCAGAAGATTACCCGGATATTTCAGGTATTGAAGCAGCATTCGATAAAGCGATAGAATGGTTACACGATAAACGTGTATTCGGGGCGGCCATGCTTCGCGACGATGCAATCGCCGGGCTGATTGAGGAAACAGCGTCTTTTCTTTCCAAAGGCATAGAACGGGGGCTGGGTGAAAGTTCGCCATCTGAAATAATGGTAAACAGTTTACGCGAAAGCGTTGGTGTTTTCAGCGGGTTCAAGACATTTCACGAAATGAAAGAAGCCGCAGGTATGTTACTGGACGAAAGCGGAAATATAAAGCCATTTGAACAGTATTATAAGGACGTTGAAACATTGAATGATACTTATAATAAATTCTACCTGAAAACCGAATATGACTTTACCGTAGCAAGCAGCGAAATGGCAGCCCGCTGGGAAGAACAGCAGGACGACGGGGACGGTCGGTATTTACTTCAATACCGGACGGTAGGGGATAACAAAGTAAGAAAGGAACACCGCGCTTTGGAAGGTATCACCCTGCCAAGTAGCGACCCGTTTTGGGATAGCTATTACCCGCCAAATGGCTGGCGTTGTCGCTGTACCGTTACAAAAGTACGTGCGGCCAAATATCCGGCAACCGATAGCAAAGAAGCCATGACGGCCGGAGAAAAAGCGACTGAAGGGAAGTACGCCGAAATGTTCCGCTTTAATCCCGGAAAGCAAAGGGCTGCTTACCCGGCTTACAATACATATACAATCAGTAAATGTTCTGTATGCAAAAAAGGTAATGTAAAGCTGGGTAAAATACCAAGTAACGAACTTTGTGCCGCGTGCCCAATCATCCGAGAATGCGCCGGGGATATAGTAAAATCACAGGCCGCAATCGAAAGGAAACATTTTCTCCGAGAAATGGAACCGCTACTTAAAAAGAAAGTAAAACTAATGATTGCAGGGGTTGAGAAAAGCATAGGCTTCACTAAAGCCGGCAACACCCATTTATACAGTGATACATTCGGCCGTTCTTCTGTATTGAAAAAAGAAGATTTAGCCGGGTTAGGTAATACACTGCAAATGGCTACTTATATAAATAGCGCCGGGTTAAGTCACCCGAGAAAAGACGACATTAAAAGGTTCCACTATTTCAAAGCAGAGATTAACGGCCAGCCGGTATTCTTGAATGTTGCGGAAACAGACCATAAAACTAAAAGCGGGAAAATAGTACACAACCGCTTCTTGTATTCGGTCACAAATTCGGTAAGGTGAAAAAAATAAACGTATATGCAAGGCGACATCTTAGGCTCAAGGCCAGTTCTGCCCACCGGGCACATACGTTTACAGGGCAAATATACGATTAATATTTTAAAAATCAATGCAGTGAACAGTAATTTCAAAAAAGAAGTAATCGACCGGTCTTTGGACGATATAAAGGTCGAATTAGACGAAGAGTTCGACCGCAATTTTGAACGTAAATCTTTCTTTGATGAAAAAAAGTGGCCCGAAAGGAAGTTTGACGACGGTGTCGGTTCATTAATGCAGCGTACCGGCGGATTACGGAAAAGTATTAGTTCCCGGAAGCGGGGCGCGGAACTGGCGTACACTTCACACAAACCATACGGGCGCATTCACAACGAAGGCGGAGAAATAAAGGTTACCCGTAAGATGAAGGGCTATTTCTTTGCAAAGCTGAAAGAGATTGAAGGCGGGTACAGCTATAAGAAAAACGGCGAAAAACGGGACAACAAACACAACCGGACATTATCGGATAAAGAAAACTTTTACAGGGCTATGGCTTTGAAAAAGGTTGGTTCTACAATCACCATACCGGAACGCCGCTTTATCGGTAATAGTAAAACAACAGATAAGATTATACGCGAAATTGCAGAACAAAATATTGACGATTATTTTAAACGACATAATATTATTACAAAATGAGAAAAGAAGTATATCAGGCGTTAAAAAAACGCCTTAGCCAGCTAATTGTTGATGAAGGGGGCGGTATTACATTTCTATCAGAAGAACGGCTTCAGGCAATTATAGAGAGCGAAGATAAGCCTAATTACGCTATAAAACACATTGCTCTTTGGAACAGGCAAGTCGAATTTATAGCAGAAGAAAGCGTATTCGCCATGCCAGCTGTTTTCATTGAATTTGGCAAAATTAGCTGGAGAACACAAACCAGCGGATTACAGGACGCCGACCTTACAATCGGGCTTCATGTAGTAACAAACGCTATACCTGAAGGGTTCGACGGCGATACTTTCCATCTTGATTTATTGGATAAAATAAACCGTTGTTTATACGGCTTCAACACAGAACAGTTAGGTTCTTTAGAACGGACGGCTTCTATTCCATGCCACGACCACGAAGAAATATTGGATAATACGGAAGTCTTTAAATGTTTGGTACATGATAATTCGGCAGTCAAAAAAATGATGAAGCTACCCACTATGCCGAATATCGCCGTTCATTAAAACAGGGACAGTTGCAACGCTTCCTGTTTAGCAATAACAGCAGGGTTTGCAGCCGCATTTATATAGTTATAGAAAGTCTTTTCCGATATGCCATAAATAGGCCAAATATACTTGCGCCAAATCGCCCGGTTGGATAAACCGGTTTTTGCGTATTCGTCGTATATTTCGTTTACTTCCTTAACGCGTTTTGCGTATGAACAGCCTGTTAAACTCATGTATTGCGGATTTAGAACAAATACAAAATTATCAATTAAACGCCGTACTACAAAAGAAAAGCGGAATAAATTTACTTATTCCGCTTTTTGTAAAGTAGTAACATCACTTTAAAGTATCAAAATTGAATTATACGTTGCCATTATAGCGGCTATTTCAATCCAAAACATCCAGTTCTTTTTCCGACTAAGTCCGGCAATACATAGAAAAAAGGCAAAAGAAAGCAGGGATAACCACCAAAAGCCAGCCGCGAAACACCATATTTGAGAAAACAGACAACAGATAACTGCCGCCGTATAATGTACCGTATTGGTTAGGCTTTCTTTGAATTGCGCCGCCGTACCAACAAAAGCCAAGCCAGCGGCAGAGAGAAAGCAGGTAAACTGATAACCTTCCGGTGTCACATTCAGCCAACCGGGTAACAAAAAACCACCAACACCGTAACAAAATATAGTAAACAGCCAGCCTAACCCCTTTCTTTTTTCCTCTAAAAGATAGTAGGTGTTACTAATAGACCAGGGAACACCAAACATAAAAACCATACTGCCAATATACAGCAGAAATATTGCTATTGATGCGAAAATTAAGTTCATGGGATTATTATTTTATTGCTTTGTTAATATTAGCATTCTTACCGTCACAATAGCCATTATAAAAAGCCTCTACAATATCTTTCTTTTTCGTTTTAGGGGCTTTTCTTTCCACAGGTGTATAACTACGCATATAGTCATTTATCAGTTGGTTATGACAAACAACAAGCGATTTTTCCTGCACTTCATTTGCTTTTGCTTCAATGGTTAACTTTTCCCTTAATCCATAGGTGCAACCATTTAGGTACGAAGCAATATATTTGCGTTTATACTTTTCTGTTCGTATAGCCCCACGTTTGCCGTTTGCAAATTCTTCATACCTAACCGGAGCCAATTTACGGAAGATACTGCGCAGCATATCATATAAATAGATAACCGTTGAAGTATTTGCTTCTGTTCCTACTACAATCATATTTGTTTGACCGGAAATCAGGAAAACTTTGCAGTAATTAAACTCACATATAACATTCATAAGCAAGCGTTTCCAAAGGCCGTATGTGTCTTTAAAACTAATATTCCCGGTTTTTTGTACCCGCAAAGACTCTTTTCTTTCTTCCGGGTCAATATCCATCAATGACAAATTATATTGTGTCAGTAACCGACTAATCGCTGCCGCTGCGGCATTCGCTTCACCTTCCGACCCGATTTTTTGAGCCGATTGTTGAAGGCGCATTAACTTTTTCAGTTTTTCAACTATTTTATTGGGTACTTCTGTTTCCATTGTATTTCTTTTAATAATGTGCTTGAATTTAGAAACCGCCCAAACACAAAAAGGCGGTGAGTATTGAACTTACCGCCTTTTTATCAGCTAATAATAGACCTATTTATTGAATTGTTTATTTAAGAATTAAGTTTATCAATAAATTCATCCAGTCTATCGGTTGAACTATCTGTCATAGATTTAAATGCTTCAATAGCTTTCTGTTTCATTTCTTCCTCAGCTATTTCAACAACATGAATAACTGCTTTTTTTGTCATCTGTGACGTTAACAAGCCCCCGCTTGTTGGTACTCCGTCATTTTCAATGAGATACTTTGCTTTTTCACTTATAATGCTCATAACCGTTTAATAATTAATTGATAATATCTTTTTTATACAACAATGTTACTACGAATATTCGCTATGTACAAATATTCATATTGAATTAGTAAAAAATTAACCTTTATTGATTATAGCGGTAAATCCAACATGTCAAAGAACATTCATTATTTTTAGTTACCATTCTATTATAAATCCATAATCCCCGCGTAGCCATTCCCCTTGATAGACTTTGAACCCTTGTCTTATGAGTTCAAGCTTGCATTCATCGGAGAAGTATATCCAATGCGGGTAGAATATTTTATACTCGTTCCGTTTATTCGCAGTTTCTATATTCCTATATATCTGATCTAACGAGGGAGAGTGTTTTTCTAATTCTATTGCTTTCATATTCTTTAGTTTAGAGTTTCAATCAATAGTAAAACCGCCAGATTTCTCACAAAAATCAATCAAACTTTCTACCTTATCAATGAAATCAGAAGATGGCGGAGAGGCTTTTTTATTAATTGATAAAAGCATATTTCTTTCATCTTCTGACATCTTTTCCCATTCTTCCCTAATTGCTCTTTTCACAAACACATAGCCTTTAAATAGCTTTGCCATTATCTTAGCCTCAGAGGCTGTAACCTTAAAGCCATCATTTGATACGGGCGAGCCTGGCCCACGAGAACCGTTATAAATATAGAATCCTGCACGTGCAGTATTTTCACCATATCCAAACAGGTAACATGCACCTGTTTCATTCAATATTATTGGCCATGTGAATATCATTCCACTGGGAGAGCCTGCATTTTTGTTTTTAGGAGTTAAATCATATCCCATAATAATTCATTTATTTTTAGAATTTAAAAACTTAGAAAGGCATATACGCCCGCATTACACAAAGTGGCAACAATCAACTCCTTATCACCTTTTGCCGGGCCTATATTCAAGCTGTCACTTATATCCGAAGGAATGGTAACAATTTCATCCCCACCAATCAAACAGAAGCCGGCAGAAACAATTTTCATTCCTTCTATGTTTATCATGCTATGTGTTACATGGTCGGGGAAAAGAACCGGCATTTTTAAGCCGGTTCTTTCTTGTTCAAATACAACATACTTCATATAAGCCGATTTTAAAGCGTTTCCGGCACGAATGCCATCACATAGGTTACAACATTACAGGTAACTATTACGCGGCCTGAACCTTTGCATTGTTCGCAAATATGACCGTCTATAATACCGCGACCATCGCACACTTTACAAGCTACCACGTGCGGCGGAATAATCTTTGTTCTTTTTACGCCTTGCGGTTCCTGCATTTCCTTTGCCTTTTTAGGCATCAATCTACTTAATATATTACTCATCTTATTATTCATTTAATCATTATTATTTTCCTTCATCTGCAACCCAGTTGATTGTTACAACCGCTTTTAGTTTCTTCTTTCCTTTACAGACCGGGCAAATCTCCTTTACACTTTCGTGCGTTAACTCATCCATTCCCCAAAACCAACCGTTCCCATGGCAATACCCGCAAGGAACGCCGCCGAATACCACCTGTTCTGTCGGGTGCTCTTTGGGGAAAAGCGGCGGCGAGATTAATAACATTGGTTGTTGTTTGCTCATGCTTCTGTCATTCCTAAAGGTACGCATACCCATGCGCCATTCTCGTTCTTTACTTCAGCCCGGATAAACTGCTTGCTGATTGCCGGTTGATAGGCTTCTTCGATAATTTGAACACCTTCCATAAAACGTTCGTTTCCGGCTTCCTCTGCGATTTTACGCAGTTGCACTACACGACTGGCCTTTAGTGTCCCCTGTGCATCGCGTGCCAACAGGCGAAGCACCATCTTTACAAGTGACTTTGTTTTTTCATCACTGGCAAGCCCTTCGATATACTCTTTAACGATTGCGATACCATCTTCTACCGTATCGCGATAACCATCCGTTGTGTAAACCCCGATAGTTATACGTTTATCACCCTGTGAATTAGTAAACGTGTCGCTACGCTGGCCGTCTTTCTTCAACTTCAATACATCGGCCTTCATTTCAAGAACGTTTCTAAAATCATCCAAAACCGATTGTTTGGTTTCCTTGATACCTTGACTAAGGCACATTAGGGCAGGAACCGTCTTTTCAATGGTTTCATCTACCAAATCGCGGTAAGCCTCGCGATCTCTTTTTGCCTGTTGTTTGGCATTCTTTTTAGCCTGTTCGGCTTTAAATTCATTGAACTGTTTCAGTTCTTCATCCGTCATTTCAACGGCTTTCTTTTCTTCTGTCATAGCTTTATTAATTTAATTGTGAATAATCTTTGTTTTTATCATCTTTCCGCATTATCAGTCGTAGTTTGATACACAGAAGTTCTAATTCTTCAACTGTCAACTTTCCGAACTCCTTACCGGAAATTCGCGGGTTTTTACAGTATGCGTTTACGCGGTTCCAGTCGGTTGTATCAATCCCATTCTTTTGTAAAAGATGAAGGGCAGCCGACCGTTTACGTCTTAATTCCTCGCGGGCAATTTCGCGGGCTTTATATCCGCCTACCTGCTTTTGCATACCATCACACATGGCGTCGTACTCTTTGTCGGTTAATTCCTTCAGGGAAGTTGTACGACCGTCTGTATATTGTTGCACCAACTCCACTTTCAATTCTTCTTTATCCGGCGTTGGCATCCGGCTAAGAAGGGTATAAAACCGGGCATAATTTCGTTTCATATACAATCTTCTTCTGTTAGTCCATATTCAGCCATCAGGGCATCGTGTGAAAGGTTGGTGAGGCGTTCTGATACTTCACTATAAATAAAAGCTTGTTCGCTGAAAGAAAAGCCCTCGGCTTTCTTTATTGCGTCGTTTAAAATTGCTTCAATTACATCATCCATGATTATATATTTAAAATTGTTTATTACTCATTCCAATATTGTGCAGCACCTTCAGCCCATATCGTAAAGTGATTACCCGGCTTTGTGATAAACCGGCCTTTACAAATTGCCCGGAAGCCCTGCACGAATATTTTTACATCAGCATCATAAGCCACCTTTTTAGCGGCCCGACCTTCAGGTTTTACCCCTTCGGCATGGCTAATAAATATCAATAGTTTGTTGCGATGCTTTTCCTTCATGGCCTTATATGTAGCATAAGTAAGCCCGGAGTATTGAAAGCTATCCACAATAGCAATTCCTGCACTTCTCCGTTTTAAAAGGCGTTCAGATAGTTCATTCATTGGTTCCCGGTCAAGTATCTGAAATCTCCCGTTAACTTCATCCATACGGCAACGGTTTAGGCTGTTTTGAAGTGAAAGCCCTGTACTTTCTTCCAAACTATCATAAACCACCTTGTCAAACTGACATAGATACTTTGCCAACTGCATAACGAAACTACTTTTGCCATTACCACTATCACCCCAAATAATCCAAGTACCTGTGCGGTCAGGCGTTCCGAATGCGGCTTCCCATTCATCGGTGAACGGGAAGCTGGGTATATTCATAGATTGTATTTCTTTAGGAGAATAAGCACGTTTCATCCTTTTGCGTATCTACATGCAACCTTGCAACGGGTCGCGGTTACTATTTTGTTAGCTAACTCCAAATTATCCAGTTCTATAATTATCAAACCGACTGTTTTTGCCCGACGTACACAAATATCGCAGGGATATTCGCCTTCATTCCACAACAACAGCACATGCGCGGCATATTGTGGCTCCATTCCGAGTTGATAAATCTTTTTCATCATACTAACCCCACCTTTCTTAATTTTTCAATTTCTGTATATACCCGGCGAAGGCTTCCGCCGGTACGGTTTACGACTTTCATAATTTCAGTCCCTTCAGGCGCATTTAATTTGGCTATCATGGCGGCCTGCGCCTTTAGGAAGGCTTCTCGTTCTTTCCCATCTTCCGGGGTTACTTTGCTATATTTATCACCGTAGCGGGAAAACATTTCTTCATAACCTACTTTTTCACCTTCAATAGAACGGTCTATCTTTGCTTTTAACCCATTAGCCCCCATCATGTACCATGCGCAACAACGTTCCGTAGCGTTCCAAAGGGCTTTCAACTCCAAAAAGGCTTCATATTGCAGGTCGCCCCCTTCATCAAGAATAATTAAAGGGTGTTCCAGCGTTTTCAGATAGAAACACAGGTCGTCGTAAACGTCGCAATACCTACCGTTGTTGTTTACTCCAAATTCTTTCGCAATGAAGCGTATTAGGCGTTGTTTGGTCTTTACCTGTGAACAATCGACATATATAGCGTTCTTATGGTTCTTTACATACAAGCGAGCCGTAAACGTCTTACCTATATTCGCCATATCGCATAACACAGCGGAAACACTACTTTCTTGACACATCGCTAACTGTTCGGTTATATATACGAAGGTCGGAGTTTGTGCGGCTTGCCACTGAATTTCATTATTTAGCGACACATTCAAACGGCGAGCTATGCAAATCCAATTAGTGTCGCTTACCTGTTTGTCGATTTTTCCCTTCTTTAGTACGTTGTAAACGCTGGGGGAAATACCAAGTGCGGCCGCGTGCTTGTTATCTGAAGGGTAATTTTCCCGGTTGGCCGTAATGGCTTCAAGAATGTGCTGTTTAATTTCGTTTGTTACTTCCATGTTATAATATTGTTTTAATGTTATTCTAATGATATTTATATGCTTGCCACCCCTCGACCTTTATAGTCGCTAAATTGGGCTATCAGAGTATCTGCGTCAGTTTCTACGCTTTCAATCTGTACAGGCTTTGCGGTTGCCTTTGCTATCTTTTTAGCTGTTTCCGCCTTCATCACAATAACCGGGGCAATAGCCTCTTTCTTTGTCATTGCGTCAAACTGGCTAATCAGCTTGTTTTGTTCCGTCATTACCTGTTTATCCTTATCTGTCTGTTCAGCTTCCGACGTGTTGAAGGTTCCGACGTTGCTTAACTTATCAAGTAATACGCCATTTTGGTAGATATACACATCACCCATGTTTCCTTCTTCGTCCGGCAGATAGTAGGCATCTACTTGGTTGTTGTTGGGGGCAAGTCGGTCGAGAACTTCCGGGCTACTTAGCCAAAGGTCTGTGTAGTTTACGCGGCAATAACTGTTTCGTCTAATGCTTGTTTCTACGTGTTCACCAATGAAGCGGTATAAAATAGCCTTATCAACCGGCTGCAAAGTCGGGTTCATATTGCTTTCAAGCACCTGCCAGCGCGTCATACCGGGGTATTTCTTCTGATTAGGATGCAGGGAATGATTAAATTCGTAAACATCCGCAATATCTTCCTGAATAAGCTGTTCCCATGTGTAGTACTGTTTTTCTTCGTAAGTGTCGTTATATTCGTCACTTATCTTTTTACTTTCTGCTCTGTATTTCTCATTTTTAGCGTAGAAACGGCCTATTCCTAAATGATTTTTGTGTTCAACACTGCGTTTCTTTGCACCGTTTAAAGGTTCTGCAAACTTTTCCTGTGAGTTTAGCGGGGCACAGAAACGAACAAAGGGGAACATCGTACCGGCTTTCAGAAAACTATCTTTCCATTGGCTCATAAGGTGGTTTTCCACTTCGACTTGCGCCGGGCAATTCCAGCCGTTACGCTCCATAAGGCGGAACATATCGCGGAAGCAATCTACCACTAAATCAACGTTCTTATTACGGTTGTAAGCAAAGCCGACTACGCATTGACTGGCTACGTCATAGGCATAATAAGCCTTTGGCCGCTGTTTAGTATCTTTCAGTTTGCGCGGCAAATCGCGGTCGTCGAATGAAATTTTGCTGAAAGAAAATTCCGGTGCATGGCGGTGTACATGTGGCCGTTCATTGTGCATAAACGTGCTCCAACTCATAAGTTTACTATTTATCAAAACCTGATTTTTAGGCTGGTTCAGATAGTTGTTTATAGTGGATTGACTAAGTTTGATTGGGTTACCTTTCTTATCTACATAATCAGAAGCGTTAAAAACTTCTCCTGTTTCCGGGTCACAAACTTGTAGTTCGCCATCAATAAACATGTTGTACATTTCCCATACATTTTTATTCCACGGCTTATTCGGCAGCGTAGCCAAACTAAGCAATAAATTTTCTATCTGCACACTAACAAGCCTTGTGTTCTGATTACCGAATTTACGGCTTATAAGACTTATATACCCTTTGTCCTGAAAGTCTTTAACCTTTGCCTTAAAACGATTTACCGAAAGTGGTAAAGTGTGTCCGAACTCCTTTTGAAAGAAGCCAATCGCTCCGGTCATTTCTTCCCAACGTATTTTATTATTCTGCATAACCGCCCGTTTCATCTTAACATCATTCATTAAGCGTATGACAGACTGCAAAGCAGAAGCATTCAGGGTGTATTCCTGTTGTTGTTCCATCTCTAAAGGTTTACCGGACGACAAGCGGTAACGAGAATAAAAGCTGCGGGCTGCGTCGTCTACTTCCCAATGTGAAGCGAACCAATTTCTTAATATCTCAACGTCCATACTTCCGTATTTTTGTTCAACCATTTTCTTATACTTATCCGGCAAGCTATCTACGGAAACAAGGGCAGTAACCCCGCGACCTATGCCTTTGCGCACAACCAGCAGTTTCTTGCGATAAACCAGCTGGTCAAAACAACTAACCGTCATTATAGGGGCTTTCGTCGCATCAATCTCGTACCCACCTAAAAGTGGCCGATCATCGCGCGTTAGGTCGTCTTTTGATATACACAATATTTTCCCGTAGTATTCCATAGTATTAAAGCTGAAGGTCGGAAGCTATCTTTAAAACTTCTTGCTGAAGGTTCATAAATTCAGGTATGGTTAATCCTTCTTCTACCTTTTTAACTTCACCGTCGATTAATACAGCCGTTTTGTTTACATCTCTGTAAACAATGATTTTTACACGATTGCTAAAAGTTTGCGTCATTGTGTTTTGTGAAGTTTCAAACGTCGTTTCCCACCCACTACAAACACCGTCACCCATTAAAACTCCGCCAAACTCTTTAATAGCTGTATGACGTATCTTCCGGGCCAGTTCACTATCGCTTTCAAACGTTAGTGCTTTCCACACCATTACATCTGTGCAACTAAAAACCTGTTGTAATTTACCCTTTCCGGCTTTGTCTAAATAAACATGCTTCTTCATTACTGTATATTGTTTAACATTAATACTATATTTTTAAAAACCGTATGCAATCCTATTGCATTGTCGAGCGTTTTTCCTATATTTACCGCCCGTTAATATCTTTAACACGCTGCAAATATAAGCAGTATGCGAATATAAAACAAGCAAATTGAGAATTATTTCTCAAAATGCTTATATATTTATTGGAACACATGGAAAAAACAGAAATGCTCAATGCCATTATAAACCATTGTACAGGTGGTAATAAGGCACAGTTTGCGAATATGTTAGGTATCACACCACAAACAATAAGTTCGTGGCTTAAAAGAAATACATTTGATATTGAATTAATATTCGCAAAGTGTGAAGGTCTTAATTCAGATTGGCTGCTTAGTAATGGGAAAGGAACAATGCTAAAAGATTATCCTTCATTAGTAAACGATAATCATAGCCCTGAAGCCCTCCCATTGTGCCCCGAATGCGCTAATATGGGAGAACCTATACCATTAGTAGATGCTTTTGCAGCCGCCGGCTTTGGCAATAGTGATTTTACGATTGCCGAACAAGACGTAAAAGAGTATTATGTAGTTCCTAAATTTAAATATTGCCAAGTTGATTTTATGATTGAAGTGTCCGGGCTATCCATGTACCCTCATTTCAACTCAGGAGATGTTATTGCCTGTTCAATACTTCGGAATACACAGTTTATCCAATGGAATAAATGCCATGTTATCGCTACCCGCGAACAAGGAATTTTAGTTAAACGGCTTATGCCCGGTGAAGATAAAAAGCATTTGCGGGCTATATCGGACAATAAAGACTACCCACCTTTTGACATACCTGTTGATGAAATAACAGGTATCGCAATCGTGGTCGGCTCGGTTGGACTTGAATAGTATATATTATAATACGCACACGCGCTTTTTTAAGCAACGAACGGTTATTTTGCTTACAACTAACTGATACACTGCGTTTTATTTTTGTGATTATTATGTTTTTACACACTATCTATGTGGCTTTTTCTACCTATTTAAACGGCTTTTTTTGCCAAAAAGAACTATTTTGCGCCTGTTTTATATATTTTTCAAGCACAAAATAACATGGTTTTGTAAGTCTTTTGTAAGTGTTTTAACATTTATTTTGTAGGTGTTTTCCGTAGGTGTTTTTGTAAGGCATTTAAGTAAATCAAACAATTAAGGCTAAATAAAAAGGCCGTTAGAATGCTATTTTTAGAGCGTTCTAACGGCCTTTTTACTATCTATATAACAACAACTTAGCTTCCGCCTCTAATTAAGTGGGATTGCTTTATTATCGCCTTTCTTGTAGGTAACGAAGTGCCATCGCTTAACCCAGCGTGCAAAAGAGTGCTTTTTTTAATACCAACCCGTTCTTCATCCAGCATACTGAACACAGCGGATATACTGCCAAAATAGAAGTCTTTCTTTTCAAATATCAGGTGCACATGTATCACCTTTGTTTCAGTCTTTCCCATGCTTATTTGGAATTTTATTTTTGCAAAAGTACCAAATAATAAGTATTTGGAAGTTTTTATATCGTTAAACTTCCAAAACAGCAGAAAGAAAAGAGCACAAGAAATAAAGCCGGCGGAGCCTCGTTTTGGGGCGTTCTGTCAGCTTTATTTTTATTCCGAGTAAATGATAAGCAGAGTAAAGAAGAAAGTAAAGGGCGGCCCGTATTTGCCATTAATCGGGGTTTCCGGGTGTAAAGTCGAAGTAAAGCAAAAGTAAAGTTCAAACCGTTTCGTTTTAAACCGGCGTTTGTGCCTTACCTCTCTGAAACGCCTATGAATAAAGGCTTTCCGTTATGTTTTCAGTATTCAGAGTTAAACCGCTTCGTTCTGTGCCCCATATC